AGCAATATAAATACAGATTTAGAAAAAAACACAGAATTTAGAATCAAGTGGCCTAGAGGAGAGATGGGCGCTCTACCAGCAGATGCCGAACAGTTCATGTTGATAGAACATCTTGCTGGTGAACTAGAAAAACTATCAACAGATATTGAACAGGGTAAAGCACCCTTTGACCAACAACAAGCATTGACATTGAATTTTTTTGAAACTAGAATAAACAAATTAGAAGCACAGATAGATGACTTAAAGGACAAGATAGTGAACAATCACTACGAAGCAGTACAGAACGGAAAACACTAAAATGAAGGTAATAGAATTTGTACTATTATTATATATGAGTGGTGGTGAATTGATAGAATACACAGTTCGTGATGGTTTAAGTGAATGCCTCTCAACCAAGAGGACAATGGAAAGAAATATGACACTAGACCCACAAAAGAAGGATGGTGTTAGAATCAGTTGTCAAAAACTAGAAGTTAAAGTAGATGGCGGTGGTAACATTCTTGCGTTTATTGACGGCGCTCCAAAAGGATAGATAATGTCAGTAGAAACAGAAATTGCACTTTTGAAAAAAGAGGTCGATGACATGAAAGGTATTCATGTTCGTCTTGATACTGCTATTGAAAAGATTGCAGATGTTTCTAGTTCTCTACATACGATTATGGCAGTTCATGAAGAGAAGTTAGTAAGACAGGAAGAGGCATTGGACGAACAAGAGAAAAAACTTACAGACAATATTATGGAGTTACATTCTCGTATTACGTCCAACGCAAAGGACACTCATAAATCTATGGGTGACATGGAACGCAGACTTGTTGACCAGATGAATGCTCATAGTCAGAAGGAAGAAGAACACTTTCGTAAGATGCGTGAAGAATTGTCGCAAAGAGTTGGCATCTTAGAAAAGTGGAGATGGTTGATTATTGGTGGGTCAATCGTCATAGGATTTGTATTACAAAAAGTCTTGACAATCAACCTATAATTTTATATACTCAGTTCCATGAGTATGTATGTTGATATCAAATATCTTAATCTAATATCCCACAGACTTCAAAGGTTCAAAAAGAAGAGCGATTATCTTTGGAACTTTCGATGTCCGTACTGTGGTGATTCCAAGAAAAGTCAATCCAAGGCAAGAGGTTTTGTCTTTCGTAAAAAGAGTGACCTATTCTATAAATGTCATAATTGTGGGATGGGAACTAATTTATCTAATTTAGTAAAACATATAGATTCTAAAATTCATAATGACTATATATTAGAACGGTACAAGGAAGGCACCACTGCAACAGGAAGGGGTGGCCATGTCGAGAACCCAAAATTCGATATACCGAAACCTGTCTTTAACCAGAAAGGTATTTTTAGTAATGTCAAATCTTTTAGAGAAATTGGGAAAGAGCATCCTGCTTATCGGTTCATTGAAGACCGAAGAATTCCTAATGATAACGATATCTATCTGGTCAATCAGTTTTATTCTTGGACTAACAACTTAGTTCCAAATAAGTTTCCCACCTTGGATGGTGACCACCCAAGGATGGTGATTCCGTTTCGTGATTCCAATGGTGATATATTTGCATATCAAGGGAGAGCGTTTGGAAAAGAAAAACCAAAGTACATTACCATCATTCTTGATGAAAGTGTACCAAAAATATTTGGACTTGATAGGGTTGACCCTTCTAGGGATATTTTTGTCGTGGAAGGCCCTATTGATAGTCTTTTTATACAAAACTGTATTGCGGTTGCTCAAAGTGATTTGCGTGTGCCTCAATACAAAGATAAAGCAATACTTGTTCCAGATAACGAACCAAGGAACAAACAAATAATACAACAGTTGGAGAGGGCGATTGATGATAATTATAGGGTTGTGATATGGCCTGATTATGTGCGACAGAAAGATATTAATGATATGATTTTATCTGGATTGGACGCTGTAGAGATTATGGATATTATAAGTAACAACACCTTCCAAGGATTATCAGCAAAAGTAGAACTTCAAAAATGGAAAAGAACATAGGAGAAAATAAATGCAAACAGCAGAGATTGTGGAGTTTCCAGTGGTAAGAGACTCTAAGTACCTAGGCATATCTATTGATTTAGATAGAGACAGAAAACTATCAGAACAAGCACAAAAGTTACTAAAAGATTATTATTGTATTGATGGTGAGGATAGTCCACAACAAGCGTTTGCACGAGCATCAGTTGCATATTGTAATGATGATATTGAACTCGCACAAAGAATTTACGACTATGTTTCTAAAGGGTGGTTTATGTTTGCATCACCTGTTTTATCAAATGCACCAATGCCTGGACAAAAAGTTAAGGCATTACCTATTTCTTGTTTTCTAACTTACGTTCCAGATTCATTAGAAGGTCTAATTGACCACACAGCGGAACTAAGATGGCTTTCTGTAAAGGGTGGTGGTGTCGGTGGTCACTGGTCTGATGTTAGAGCAGTATCCGATAAAGCGCCAGGCCCAATGCCATTTCTGCACACAGTAGATGCAGATATGACAGCATACAGACAGGGTAAGACAAGGAAAGGTTCTTATGCTGCGTACATGGATGTAACACATCCAGACATCATTGAATTCTTGAATATGAGAGTTCCTACAGGTGATGTTAATCGTAAGAACCTTAACTTGCACCATGCTGTAAATATAACAGATGATTTTATGAGAGCAGTAGAAAGAAACGAATGGTGGGATTTAAAAGACCCTAATGATGACACAGTTCGTGATACAATGCGGGCAAGAAAGTTATGGGAACAAATACTAGAGGTAAGATATCGTACAGGTGAACCATATCTAAACTTTATCGACACCGCCAATCGTGCGTTACCTCAAACTCAAAAGGACAAAGGATTAAGAATTCATGGGTCAAACCTATGTAACGAAATCCACCTACCCACTTCAGACGATAGGACTGCTGTATGTTGTCTATCTTCAGTCAATGTAGAATTGTTTGAGGATTGGAAAAAGACAACGATGATTCGTGACCTTACACGTTTCTTGGATAACGTGTTACAATTCTTTATTGATAATGCTGGTGATGAAATCAGTCGTGCAAGATATTCTGCACAACAAGAACGGTCACTTGGACTTGGTGCAATGGGATGGCATTCATTCCTTCACAGAAAGAGAATTTCATTTGAGTCATCTCAAGCAGATGTATGGAATGCAGTTGTATTTCAACATATTCAAAAGGAAGCAATTGAAGAAAGTAAAACAATGGGTATGTTAAGGGGTGAAGCACCAGACATGGAAGGCACTGGTAGACGCAATGCACATCTACTTGCGATTGCTCCTAATGCAAACAGTTCTATTATTTGTGGTACATCACCATCAATCGAACCAATGAAAGCAAATGCATACACACATAGAACACGTGCTGGTTCACACTTGGTGAAGAATAAATATCTTGAAGAGGAACTTATCAAGGTTGATAAGAATACCAACAAGATATGGAATGATATTATTACTAACGGTGGTTCTGTTCAACATTTGAGTTTCTTGTCACAGCAAGTTAAGGATGTTTTCAAAACAGCAATAGAGATAGACCAAAATCGAATCGTTGAACAAGGTGGAGACAGACAAAGGTTCTTGTGTCAAGGACAATCACTGAATCTATTCTTCCCTGCTGGTGCAACAAAAAAGTATTTGCACCAAGTACACTTCAATGCTTGGAAACTAGGTTGTAAGGGTCTTTATTATTTGAGAACGGAAACTGGTCAAAGAGCAGAGAACGTATCTATGAAAGTAGAAAGAGATGCATTAAAAGATTATGAGACACAGGCAATGTCACAGGAAGAGTGTGTGGCGTGTCAGGGCTAGTTCAATTAACCGACAGTGCAAAAGACTATCTAAGACAAGTAGGTAAACCAAATGTCTATTTGTCTGTCAAGGGTGGTGGTTGTTCTGGATTCCAATATGTTTGGGATGTCACAGACGAAACCCCCACTGTTGAAAACTTGGTGATTGACCCAATAGCAGAAATGTTTGTTATGGGTTGTACCGTAGACTATGTAACAGAGTTAGGTGGTTCATACCTAAAAGTAACCAATCCCAATGCTACCGCCTCTTGTGGATGTGGTGAAAGTTTTGCAGTATAGGAGAAGAGAATGCCCCCTAGAAATCATAAACAATGGAGTAGTAGACCAAAAGTAGAATACATCTCTAGTGAATGTTATAATAACCACGAAATATTCCAGAGAGAAATAAAAGACATTTTTGCGAAGGTATGGGTGCCTGTTTGTCACATGAGTGAAATACCAGATATCTTTTGTTATAGAACATCACAGATTGCATTTCAAAATGTCATAGTATGGAATACAGGTGATGGTGTAAAAGCATTTTTGAACAATGGCCCACAGACACCATCTGGCAAAATGTGGAATCGAGATACCGTTGGTAAGGAACTGCATTGTGAAATAAAACACGGGCAGATGGTTTGGGTTACACTCAATCCAGACCCAGACATGACAGTTGACCAGTGGACTGCTGGTGCGTTTGATTGTATCGCAGACGCAATTGATACAGAAGAACTTGAAGTGTTCCACTATCATAAAGCAATCATAGATACAAACTACAAATTATGGCATGATACTAACAGTGAATTCTATCACGACTTTATGCATTACTTTAACAGGGTCAGTGGATTCAACGATGAGTATTTTGCAAGGAAAAATATTCCTTTTGATAATGGTCATGTGAACGTCAGTTCTTTTACAGTGAACTATGAGGAGTATGAAGGATTTGAAGACAGAGGAGAGTTGTCGTTTCCAAACTTACCACCAAACCAGTGGTATATGGTTGACCTCTTCCCAGGCTTCAACTTCAATCTTAGGGGTAGTGCTTATCGTTCAGATTCGGTAACACCACTTGGGCCAAACCAAGTCATGATTGAGTTCAGAGGTTATGGACTGAAGAGTGATACAAAAGAAGAAAGAGAAACTCGTATCAAACATCACAATTCAATATGGGGGCCTTTTGGTAGAAACCTTCATGAAGATTTGATTGGTGTTGCTGGTCAAGGTACAACGATGCGTGAGGGTACTGAAAAAAGAAATATTCTGCATGGTAGACATGAGAACAGTACAATCCATGATGAGGTCGGTATGAGACATTACTACGGTGCATGGGGTGATATGTTGGGAGTGAACCCAGAAAGACCGTTAGCAGCATGATAGAGTCAACCTTTGGTATCCCACTAGATAGACCTGTCACTGTTAATCAAGACCTTACAGGAAAACAAAAGCGTTACATCAAAATACGGATGGAACAACTAAAAGAAGAAAGAGAAAAGTGTCACGATGACCATGATAAGATGTGGTTTAATCGTTGCATTCAAGAATTAGATTGGGTTCTGCAAATGAGAGAGAAACCTAATCACAACTGCTATATGGAGAAATAAGAAATGGAAATAAAAGTAGTAACTAAATCAGACTGTCCTTTTTGCGAGATGACCAAGAAGTGGTTTGACGAAAATGGATTTGAGTACAGTGTTGATTTGATGGACAATGAAGAAGAGCGTCTTGCATTCTATCAGTCAATCAACGGCATTGGTGAAATCGTTGGTAAACCAAACGAGGTGCGTAGAGTAAACTCTGTACCACAAATTTTTATTGATGGTGAAAGAATTGGTGGATATGATGAATTGATGAAATACGCAGAGACACTTTTCAAGAAGAGAGGTGCTGGTAGTCTGTTGAAATTTAGTGAAACTTATAAACCATTTTATTATCCTTGGGCAGTTGAAATCACAACAAGACATGAGAAGGTACATTGGATTGAAGACGAACTTGATTTGTCTGAAGATGTATCTGATTGGAAAGGTGGTAAGGTATCTGATGCAGAAAAAGATTACATCACCAATATCCTAAGATTGTTCACACAGGCAGATGTTGCGGTTGGACAAAACTACTATGACCAGTTGATTCCTAAATTCAAGAATAACGAAGTCAGAAATATGTTGGGTTCATTTGCTTGTCGTGAAGCAATCCACCAACGTGCATATGCATTGTTGAATGAAACACTTGGTCTACCACCAGAAGAATACCACGCATTCCTTGAGTATTCGGAGATGGCAGATAAGATTGACTTCATGATGGATTCAAATACATCGACACACAGAGGTCTTGCACTTGCAATGGCAAAGTCAGTGATGAACGAAGGCATTGCTCTGTTTGCATCATTCGTGATGTTGTTAAACTTCCAGCGTTTCGGTAAGATGAAAGGTATGGGTAAGGTTGTTGAATGGTCTATTCGTGACGAATCTATCCATGTGGAAGGGATTGCAAAACTATTCCGACAGTTCTGTACAGAATATCCTAAGATTGTAGATGATGAGTTCAAGTCTGAAATTTATGAGATGGCAAGACAGTCTGTAAAACTGGAAGACAAGTTTGTTCAGTTAACATACAAGATGGGTGCTCCAGAGGGCCTTGAATCCTCTGATGTGAAGACCTATATAAGATATATTACCGACAGAAGATTACTTCAGTTGGGATTAAAACCAAACTTTAAAGTGAAGGAGAATCCTCTACCGTGGTTGGAGTGGGTGCTGAATGGTGCAGACCACACTAACTTCTTTGAAAACAGAGTAACCGAATATGAGGTTGCTGGACTAACTGGTACTTGGGATGACGCATACGAGGACGCCGCATAAATATGAGTAGGAAAATTATCTCTTGTGAGGACTGTGGTGCAGAATTTACAGTGCGACATACAATGTCAGAACGACATTACGAAATAAGACACTGTGTTTTCTGTGGTGCAGAAATCCCAGAAGATAATGAAGATGATTTGTACGATGAAGAAGATTTTGAATAAAATGGGTTTTAATAAAATACCACAAGGCTTACAGATAGTTGGATTAGGTATACTTGCAATATTATTCAACTGGAAAAAGATTGCATTCTATATCTTTGTGACTGCCTGTTTCTTTTTGATGTTGGCAGAACAAGGTATTCTTGCTGCACTGGCAGTTATACCTATTGCATATGTGTTAGATAAACTAGGTAAATTCCTTTGAAAACACAATCTGCAAAAGCAAAAGGTAGAAGGTTACAACAGTGGGTTCGTGACCTTCTTATTGAGAAATTGGATGTCCACCCAGAGGATGTCGAATCTAGGTCGATGGGTGCTGGTGGAGAAGACTTAATTATGGCAAGGGCTGCTAGAGAGAAGTTCCCTTACTCTGTTGAATGTAAGAACCAAGAAAAAGTAAATGTATGGGAGTCATATTCTCAAGCAGTCGAAAATAGTAAAGACTACGAACCAGTGGTGGTTATCAAACGTAATAACCATAAACCACTCGTTGTAGTTGATGCTGAATATTTTGTAGGACTGCACAAAGGTGATATACAAACATAAAAATATAGTATTAGAAAAAGATACCAGTAAAGGCAAACTTTATATAAATGGTAATTTAAGATTCATGGGTGATGGATATGTTGCAATCAAGATGTTCATTGATGCCTCAAACAATCATCCAGAAGTTCTCAAGATGTTTCAAAAACAACTTGAACAAAGAGAGAAACCAAAATTTACACGAAGTGAAAAGAAAGCACAAGAAGAACCCCCAGAACCGCCCAAACCAAAACCAAAAGTAAAATCCGAAAGAAGGTCACGAATCGGTATGAGTAATTTTAGGATGACAAGGTAATGCGTCAATCTGTCATCAGACCTTTTCTAATATCGCAACAATAGGACAGTATGACTGTTATAAATAGTTGTACATCCCCCCAATACAATTTATCAAAGGAGAAACACCTATGTCAATAGGACTAGTACTACGGCATACTTACGAGGAAACTTGTGAAGTGTGTGACAAAATCGCAGTGTGGTTTTCATCGACTGCACGAAAATGGAATACATTTTTTACTAAAATTGGATATGTGAGAGCGGCTTCACAACTCGCAAGACAAGGATATTACAACGAAGCAAAAGCACTTATGACAGAGAAGGAAAACATGAAATGAAAGTGATTGGATTTATAGGAGCAGTATTTACATTTGTATTTTTTGCAAACTTAGCGTATGCTGCTGACATGAGTATTGATATGTTGAATAAAGACGCAGACGGTAACAGGATGGTCTATTCAAACGAATTAGCAAAGGTTGCGGTTGGAGATACCATTACATGGTTGCCCGCATCAAAAGGACACAACGTAGAAATCGTTGCAGCTCCAGAGGGATTTGATATCCCCAAAAAATCAAAGAATGGTAAAGAGGTTTCAATTACCTTTGACGTACCAGGCATCTATTACTACTGGTGTACACCACACAAGGGTATGGGTATGATAGGTCTTGTAGTTGCTGGTGAAGATATCTCAAACAAAGATGCGATTGCAAAAGCAAAAGCAGTTGGTAAGTCAAAAAAGAAACTTGCAAAACTTCTGTCGGAGATTGAGTAGTTCTACTTTAGACCTGTCGTAGTATGTTTTTTATGTGCTTCGATAGTAGTCGGTGAAGAGACTGTTCGTAATCAAGCATATCCCACCGCAAAAAAGTTTATGAGAACAGAACGAGTTTATTAAACTTTTGTGAAGTTTTCTTGACATTTCCATTTTAATGTGGTATTGTGTCTATATAAAATAAGAGGGAAAATTACTTCCCTCTTTTATATTGGAGGCAATCATGTCTGACCAACTTTGGAGAAAGGTTAAGAAGATGGAATTAGGTAATCCAATTATCACAGCACTTGTAGGTCTTGTAGTATTTTATATCGGTCTGAAAATGTTTTCTGGTGGTATGAAGTCTATGGGTAATATGGAGCACCTTGCATTCTTCTTAGGTAATCCAATCTATATGTTCTTTGGTGGTATTGTTATGACGTTACTCTGGCAGTCATCATCACTCTCAACAACAGCAATCATTGCATTAGTTGCTTCTGGTGCGTTACCACTTCCTGCCGCAATTGGGGCAGTTCTTGGTGCAAACATAGGAACAACAGGTACAATCTGGTTGGCAGGACTTCTGGTTTCAGATGGAATGCCGAAAGGTGATACCTTGAGAATTGCACTTGCACACTCTGGTGCAAATCTATTCATGTCTATCATGTTACTACCTTGGGTACATCATATCGCAAGGTTTTTAAGCAAGGTAGGATAACTCTAAGGAAACCCACGATTCGCACACGATTCGCATAATCGTGGGATTTTTCCTTTTTTACCCCCCTAAAAAATCTAGTAAAATCAACCATTTAAAAAACCCCTTGACTTTGTTCTCAGAACATCGTATAGTGTATATGTAATCAGAGAGAAGGAGTTACGAAATGGCAAAAATTGATTATATCAATGCTTACAAAGGCGGCATCAAGATGTACAGTGGTGTCGGTAATGTTGTTGGGTGGGGTAAGACCGCCAAACATATCGCCTATGTCATTGCGACACACGGTCTTGCCGATACAGTTTATGGTGGAAGCAGCATGGACTTTGCAGACGAAGATGGGTTTGACCACTACGATGGTGCGAAAGAACTTTGGAACGAAGCATTAGGAATGGCAACATTTATGAAGGGAGCAGAATAATGGGTTACTTTTATCAAGATTGGAAAGACAAGAAGATGTTTGTCGAGAATGAGGATGGTCAGTTGGTCATGAATTTTGGTGAGTCAGAAAAGGGAATGATTGAGAATCTTGAAAATGCAATCATCATGCTCACAGAGGGTGCATCTGATGAAAAAAGAATGGCAGTAAATACCATTCAGTATTATGCCGATATGCTGAAAAAAGGTAAACTTGAAGTGAAGTGGAATATCTCATAGGAGTGAAATAATGATAGACCCAATATTCAAATTGTTCATGGAAGAGATGTGGACTACAGAAGAGGTCAACGGTGTTAAGGTTATTGACCGTCACCTTGGTTTTGGTTCATTACCTGACATCAAACTCTGGTTGGAAGATGGTCAAAGGGCGAAGTGCGATAACAAAAACTTTTAAGTTTAGTAACTTTGAAGAAGCTTTTGG